GGACAGTATCAATGCCGACGCTTTCAGCGCCCCCGTTTCCGGCGAGTTCCGGTATCAGGGTGTTGTTTATGTAGTCCTTTATAGTGTTTGCTGCTTCGTCGAACTTGGCCTTCAGCTCCGCCGAGGACATACCACCGACGTCGTTAGGCTCGTCGTCAAGCAGCGATATGATATACAAATCTGTGAGAAGTTTTGTCAGCATATTCTCTCCTATTTTGCATAGCCTGTCTGTCTGACACGGATATCCGCTGCAAGCAGCGTCGCCGTGGAATCGGAAGAATCCGACTTGAAGATCAGCTTATAAAACACGAATTTCTTTGCCTTTATTTTGAGCTTCTTCATGTGCGGCTTGCGGTTTACCGAAAAGCTCCAATGTGCGAAGTTTGCCGGGTCAAAGGTTGAAAGCCTTGATGCGACTACCTTTTCGGTGTAGACGCTCTTCCTGTCGGTCTGAACCGTCACGTACACCTCGCTGTTGCTCTCAGGCTTAACGCCTATCCAGAGGGATGCGGCGTACTTTCGCATATAGTCCGAACCGAAGCTCATGGAGCCGGACTCCCAGTATGCGTCTATCGGTTCGCCGTCGTCGGAAAGGTATTCGTAAGCCATGCGCTTGAAGCTCCCGTCTGATGTGCCGATGTACAAATCTCCGCGGAAGCTTACCATGCAGGCCGCGTCAAAGCCGGTGTATATGTACCATGCGTCGGCAGCGTAGTTGTTCACAAGCGCCTTGCCGTCATAGCACACGTAATACTCCTGATTGTGGTTATCGTCGTAGCACTTGCACTCTGCAAGATCAAACTCCGCCAGCGCCGCATATACGCGGTCTGACATGCGCTTTGCCTGACGCTCATCGAGGGAAAGATTGGAGGAATACGACGCATTGTTTCTCCACTCGTAGCATTCCTTGCCAAACAGCGTACGAGGGCTGTTTAACACAAGCTGAGACTGTCCGAGGGCTGCGTTACCTATCGTTCTGTTGACCGGCACAGAGTAAAATGCGGCGGTTACAAGGCCATCAGCCAGAGTGATACTGCCGTACTCGACGCGGTACGCGCTGTTGCTCTTGTAGACCATCAGCGTGGAGTAATGCCGGATAAGCGCCGTGATAGGCGTATTCGCGTCGCCGATCGCCATTTCAAAGAGGTCGGGGAAGTAGTCGGCTCTGGGCTGGCCGTCGTAGTCAATGCCAGAGTACAGCGCCTTGTTGCTGCCGTCTCCGTAGATGAACACTCGTGTGTCCTGCGTGCTGTTGTAAAACTCGGAGTAGCGCATCGCCGTGACCTGACTGCGGAATGTGGTTCCGACTGTCCAGCCTATCTCATAGGCGTTGACGGACTGAGCCGGTGCTTCGTTGAATGTAACGGTTCCGGCCTCAAGGTCAACGGTGTATTCCGAGGCGGCGATGTTCTGGCCGGTGGCGAAACTCTTCACATAGTCGACGCTCTGAATGTTCTTTTCGGGCAGCGCAAAGGTTTTCTCCGTACCGTCGGGGGATATCCATAAGCGGCGCTCACCGCAGAGCCGGTTGATCTCTTCCATCTTCTCGCCGCCCCCGGCGGGAGGTACGGAGACGCGCACAAGCGGCCTGTAACCGTGGACGTCCTGAAGCGTAGTGCCGTCCCACTGCTTATACTGCGAGCCGTTGAGCATATATACGATACCGGAGAAACCGAACATATGGACATTCTTGCTCGTGTCTATGTCTCCGAGCGCTACGCGCACAAACTCGCCCGTTGTGTCATCGTAGAGCTTCCAGAGCTTCCCGTCACAGGCTGCAAGCAGCTGCTCATGCCCGCTGACGAAGCCTGTCCATATTCCGGCCACCTTGAGGTTGCTGCCTTGCGGGACGGCGGCGACTCGGTAAAATTTCCATGTGTATCCGTTGCCGTCGGCGGTGACGCTGTGCAGCTTCCAGACGTGGCTTGCATCGCGCCGCCAGTAATAACCGGCGAAGCTCGCAGCATTCGCGCATGATACCGAAACCTCGTCGCCGCTCAGAACGATAAGCCCGTCGGTTATACTTGCAGTAGGGAACATCTTGAGCTTGAGGTTTTCAGCTGCGCCGGTAAAGACGGCATCTGCCGAAGCGGCGTCGGTGAGGGCATATTCCTTGGCAAGCCCCTTGAGGGTCAGCGTGCCAGCCCTGCGCTGCAAGTTGCCGTCACGGGTGATGGTGAAGTTACGCATATCTGCGGCTTCACCAAGCTTGAGCTTGGTATCGCCGTCGGGATTCTGGTTCAGACCGAGGAATGATTTCAGCTGAAAGACTTTTTCATTTGTTGCTGAGCTTATGCGTGCCAATCTCTTTCACTCCTCAATCGAATGCACTCATGCCGCCCACGCCGCTTATCTCGACCTTTACCACCGGCGTGGTCTTGTCCCCAGCCTTGTCCATGTAGCCGCCGTTCTGCTCCTGCTTGAGAGCATTCATGCAGCCGTTTGCGGCCTTAGGCTCTGTAACCATGCGGCGAGCAAGCCAGCTTTCGCGCTGATCGCGGGCGCACTCGAAGATATAACGGTAGTCCTCGCAGGCGGGGTTCTTTTCATCGGTCATTTCATCAATGTCGCGCTTGCTGAGCTTCAGCGCACGTTTCATCCCTGCAAAGTCCGGGAAAACGCCCTCTTCTTCGCAATCCTTGAAATATCCCTCTACTGCCAAACGCAGCTTCTGCGGAGTGTTGTACTCCGGGGGTCTGCCTCTTGTTTCCATGTTCTCAACTCCACATTCCGAATTCGTTGTACGGACTCAGCCCACCGCAGACCCCGTAAATATCCTCAATGTCTGCGCTCTCGGCGGGCATGCCCCTTGCAAGCAAAGACTTGAGCTCGTCATATCTCTGCTGGAAGAAGTTCGCGGACGACGGGTCTTCCTGCATGAGAAGGTGAGCTGCCAAGCCGTACGGCATCACAGACTGGCATATATAGTCGTCAAGGCCTATCGGCGTGACGAAGTCTGTTATCTTCGCGGCGATAGGCCTTTTGCCCGCCTCTGTGGCCTCGTAAGTGTCCGAGTACGGGAACAACTCACCGCGCAGGAGGTTCAATATAGCCAGCGTTCTGTTTTTATACTCTTTGGTGTCGGAGGTATCCGCTGCGCCTGTGGATTCGTTGACCTCATCCATCAGGTTCATAGCCGTCTCGAATACCTCCTGCGCGGTGGTACTCATTTAATAATCCTCCGTATCGTCGGTATAATCCGGCTTGGCAAGCTGCTTGCCGATCTGATTAATGCCTGTAGCCGCAAGGCCAGATACCGCGCCTATCGCGGCTGCGTTGATCGGGTCATGTGCCGGGAAATCCGGCATGCCAAAATACAGCGCTGCAAGGCCGAGTATGATACCGGCCACACCGCAAATGACAGGAAGCCATTTGTTGTCCAGCGGGGTTGCCTTAATTCCAGCCGCAATGAGATACACCAGAACGGTGATCGCGGCTACGTTTGCTATTCCGAGTTCCATAGTTTTCCTCCTACTTCTGCGCCTCTTCGAGGTCGCTTATTCTGTGATTGATTACCTTTATCTGCTCTTCCACGACAGGCACACGCCGGGCGAAGTTGTTGTGTTCTCTGACTTCGCGTGTCAGTTCCTCAATCTTCGTCTCGAAGACTGCCTGCACTTTGCTGTTGCTGATAAGTACGCCTATGAGTGTTGCTGCCGCAGTTATAAGCGCCACAGTAATTGATTCGGGCATATATTGTCCTCCGTTTGTGAAATAGGGCGTAGTTTTTCGCTACGCCCTATAAGTTGGATTACGCGGTTGCTTCGGCAATGCCGGAATTGAGAGAACCGGCCTTGGACGCAAATGCTCTGACCTTGGCGCCGGCAGTGACAGTGACCTTGTCACTGTAAGTTGCGGCGGTGGGGCTGGTCTTGGGGTCGGAACCGTCAAGGGTGTACTTGATGGTGGTGCCGGTCTCGCTCGAAGGGCTTGCGATGGTAGCCTGATTGCTCGCGATGGTGATGGTCGGTGCAGTCAGTGCGCCGCTCTTCGCGTGGACGTAGATACCGTCAGCCTTGGAGCCGAGGACAAAGCAGTCGTGAAGCATACGTCCCTGTGCGATGTGACCGTCGACGATGTACTGATTTTCAAGCACACGGAAGGTCTCGATCTTCTTAGGAGCGCAGGCAACACCCTTCTTGACGATCATAAAGTTAACTCCGGCGGGCAGATACACATCGGGAACGATGCGAACCTGCATACCGCCGATGGTGCCGCAGACTCCGTTGACAACAGCGGCCTGACCGGCCTTTTCAAGACCGACAACCTGATCGGAAAGCTTGAGGTCAACTGCGAGAGTTTCGCCTATGTACACGACGCGCCCGGCAAGGGGAACAAGCCTGTTGCTCATCGCTGCGCCGGCCTTGAAGATGGTATCAAGGATGGTGCTCTTGGTAAGCGCAGTGGTGTTCAGAGTGAGCTGAGCGGCACCGTTGGCGAGAACCTTGAGACGGTACTTGTCGACGTAGGGGATGAGGACTTCATCGGTCTCGCGCTTCAGAATCTTGGACGCGGCCTTGATCTGGAGCTGAGCGGTGTTGTTGCCCTTGTCGATAATGCCGTTGAAGGACTTGTCATCCTTAACGGTCATTTCCTGAATGGTATCGCCGACCTCGGTGAGAGCGCCGAAACGGGAAGTGCCGTCGACCTTAGTCTTGTCGTAGTCATTCAGGGGAAGAGTGTCTACACTGTATACACGAACGGTGGCGACGCCCGACCATTCGTAATCGTTGGTGAAAAGACCCTCGGTCATAGAGCCGACCTTGAATCTTTCTACTACTTTAGGGGAAGCCTTTGAAGCAAGGTTAATTGCCATTTTTTATAAAATCCTCCATATCAGAAGGAATCCCATGCCTCATCGAAGGGGTCTTTCGGTGTTGCTGCACCGGCGCTCCTTCGCGGGCCGGTACTCCTGTCCTTATTCTTCTGGTTTTGTTTGAGAGTTTCGTTCTCTTTCGTGAGTCTTTCGATCTCCTTGTCTTTCAGGCCGTCCACATATTTGCGGTAAGCCCCTGCGAGATCGCCGGTACGGCTGCACTCCGCCCAAACGTCGGCGGGGATATCCGTAGCCTTTACATCGGGAAATTCGTTGACGAATGCCCGTATCATCTGAGCCTTTGCGGCCTCGCTGGCGGCGTTTTCATCCGCGGCCTTTTCTTCGGCCTGCTTTTCGGCTCTATTGCGCTGAATGATGGTAAGTGCTTCCATTTCGCTCAGCTCTTCGCCCGCTTCCTTTTTCTGCTGGATAAG